CATACCTAATTAGGTATGGTACTTTTATTTATTAAGCCGTAAGGGTCAGAGAGAGTGTATTAAACGCCTCTGAGTAGTTACGATAAATCAACATACCACGATCAAAGCGATAAGCAGTAGACCGTTTGGTAGGTTCATTCAAGATGCCAGTGTAATCAATAGAAGAACTGGTAACTTTAGTGAGAGCTGACCGAGACTGAAGACCCATAAGGGTGTTAGCTGGCCAACCAGCATCAGAAGGCATTACGATTGTTCCAACACTCTCTGCCTGTTTAGGATAGAGTACTTTAAAGGGAACATCAATACGATCCATAGAATTGTTCATAACATTCGTTGGACGCCCAGAGCGATTCTCAACTGCCTGTATAGCATCGTAATCAGTTACGATACGATCAGGGACCATTGTGCGGGACTTGGAATAAAAATACTTATTCCAAGCTGCCTGAGTGATAGTCCCTGCAGCAGATATAGTAGAGTCAAGAGTATCTGCTTTTGTCTGAACAAGGGCGATTGTGTTGTTATCCATAGGAGTATTAACTCCATCAGGTGCGCCTTGAAGGATCTCAAGAAGCTGTACAATCCACTCATTATAGTCAGCCTGACGATAGAACTCTGCCATGGTCATGGTCAGTTTATCAACACCCATGAACAGCGCCTGATCAGAAATCTCCAGCATAAAAGCAGATGCTGGGATAGTGCGCTGAATGTCTTTAGCAGTAATAGAAAGAACAGAGTTAGGCTCGGCGTTCTGAGCTACTCGTGAGAAACTCGCATCCCGGGGACCGCCCTTACCATTGAAATCAATTACAGGCTGTTCTACACGAGTACCGGCAATGGTCTCACGGAAAGCAATGAGTGACTCAAAAGCAGATACAGCATCACCAGTCTCAAGACGCATATCACTCTCAACAGCTTCCATGATGGCAGCAGGGAAGAGAATTCTTGAATCTGGGATACCAGGGGCAGAGGTAAAGGTACCTCCAGTCTGGTTGGTGGCCGCTTCCATAGAGTTACCCATAAGGATCTCACGCATAGTGGAAGCAGGACGCCCTGTCTCAGGATCAGCTTTGAAGCGCATTCCAGCAGAAACACACATCTGCTTAAAAGTTTCAGGCTGGTCGGAGGCTGTCGGATACTTGGTATTTACAAGCTGACGGAATGTGAGTTTCTTTTCCTCAGCTTCTCGGTGAAGGGCGATGCCTCCAAGCTCAACTTCGTGCTGAAGTCCTGCTTTGTCTTTTATATACAGCATTTATATTCTCCTTAAATGCGATTATACGCTTTTGATGACGATATCTACGCCAGTAAGTCCGCCTGTAACAGCGATCCATCTCTTAGATCCGCCTGCCAAAGCATCTGCAAGTAGAGCATTGACAGCTGCGGCAATTTCGGCCCCACTTGCATCAGTTGCAATATCTGCATTAATTGCAGCTTTGGTAGATACTACTCCCCAAGAAGTTGGCAAGGTACCGGCAGCTTCATTGGCCCCGGCTTCGACGATATCTCCTACAGCTACTGTTCCTGAAGTAGTTGCACGACAGCATCCATCTTCAAGGATACTTGCTACTACCCGGCCATTCGAGGTACTGGATTCGATAGAGTCGATCCATCCGTAGATGGCGTCTCCATCGGCACACAGCTCAACGCAGTTGGCAGTTGTTGACAGTTTTACTGGCTTACCGACATCAGCGTCAGCTGTAGCTGCGGTCAGCCCTACTACTTCCCATGGACGATGGTGATTTGAGGTTCCCCCCTGAGGGAGTATTGCTACTGTGGGCATTTTCGTGCTCCTTTATAATAAAGTTTTTGTTACCAGAGTTTATCGAAAGCGTTCTTCTCGTCTCTGGTTATTGGTTCTTTAGCAACTTCTCTCACTTCAGCAGGAACTACCCCACCAACAGGTAAAGAGTTTGAAAAAGTTTCTGATACAGCGTTGTACTCAGCAAGTACAGCTTCTGCTTTCCAGGAGTCCATACTTACATTTGATAATGCAAGAGCGGTTCTCATGGTGTTAATCTGAGCGATTATGATGTCTTTAAAAGCTGATGTCTCTTTAGCATGTTCTGCGTCTTTATCAGCGGAAGCTTCTTTAAATGCCTCAGCGGAAGAAGCTACAGTAGCCTCAGCTGCTTCGAGTTTACTGGTAAGTTCCGCCAGCTCTACTTGAGAAGCGTCGAATTTTTCTTGGAGTTCGAGAAGTTCCTGGGCTTCTTTTGATACCTCTTCTCCACTCTCTCCACTCTCTCCAGATGCATTTTGTTCTGCTGGTTTAACTGGCACTACTGGTTCCTCAACAGATGGGGGGTTAACTACTCCCGTACCTGCTGCAGCGGCAGCGGCCACTAGACCAGCCATATGTGCCTTTGAGTACTGCTTGGCCATGGTTGTATCTCCTTGTTCCGTAGAGGAACCCTTAAGAATGTGACTATTGTAGTAATAATCACCTGTTGTTCTTGAATTGTCAAGAGTTTTATTGGCAAGTACCATTGAGAAAGCTAGGGCTTCATCGAAGGACAGTATTTTATCTACCAGTCCTGCTGATAAGGCTTCTTCCCCAATAAAGGTTCTACCAGTTTCTATTTCAGACATGGCCGGGCGAGGGATGCCACGATGTTCTGAAACAAAATCATAAAATTTTTCTGCGTAGGTCATTACCTGACCCTGCACGTAAGCCTTTCGTTCCTTAGTAAGTTTCTCGTTTGGATTGCCGACTTGTTTGAATTTTCCGGACCGGAATACCTCGGCTGAGTACCCTGCCATTTTCATTGCATCAGTACGTTCAACCAGTGTCATGACAACTCCGATCGATCCAACTTCAGCCATAGAATCTGAGAAACAGTGCTCACAGGATATGCCGGTAAAATATGCGGCTGAGGCCATCTGGTTTGACGTATGGGAAATTGTTGGTATGTCTAAACTTGTTATGAATGTTGATAAGTCCTTCATTCCGGATACTCTTCCACCAGGACTATCAATATCGAATAGGAGTGCTCCGACTCCCATGTCTATAGCTTCTACAGCGGCAGCCCTAATCTGATTGTAGGAAACAAGTCCGTACCATCTATTATAAGGAGAGTCTTCATTGGTAAGGGCCCCTTTAACTTCTATAAGACCAACACCTTCATGTATTGTAAGAAGGTCACTTTCAGGGGCCTCTTTATCAGAAGACATGGCCTCCATGGTCTTAGCTTCCATGGCATGGAAATGAGAAGCCATACCATCAGCAATCGCAAGTATTGAGTAAGTTTTTTCCATTATGGATTCTTCCCTGCAACCCCTGTGGGTGCGTCAGAGGTTGTTTCTTTAGTTGCTTGGTTAGAGTCGGTCTTTCCATCAGCTGTTGCTGATGTGTTGCTGTAACTATTTTGTTTAGTATCAATCGGCCCTGTCTTGAACATCGTCCCAGATAAATTCTTATACCCTTTTGGTGGTAGGGATCCTGTCAATTCAATAGATGCCTCAATGTCAGATATAAAACCAAGAGAAAGTTGCTCGGTAACCCTGGCTTGTTTGACCATTTTAAATGATTCAAGCTCAAGAGTAGGTTTAAGATTTATATCATCGAACTTGAATACAACAGAAACTTGCTGCCCGAGTAATTTAACTGCTAAAGTCAGCATCCTGCTGATCATTATGTTTAATTCTAGCTGAGCAAACCCAGCTGAGTTCAGGAATAACATACTCTCTGTAGATGCTGAACTTGATGAAGTTCCGCGACCAAGAATTGCTGGAAGGATTTTCGACCCTGAAGCCAGTTGTCCAGATATTAAATCTGTAAGTACTTGAATTGATTTATCTTCGCTGCGGTTTGCATCACTTGCAGTATCAACCTCAAGGGTTGAGAAAATTACTAAAGAGTCCTCTGGGTTTAATCTCTCAAGCTGAGCTTCTAATTGAGCTACTGTATTAGCTGCGGCTTCGTCCCGTTTAACCTGGTCATTCTGAACATCAAGAGGTAAGGTCTTTACCCACTCTTCTGAATTAATAGTAACTACCAATCTCTGAAGAAGATTCTTATGAGCAGCTTTTCTTAAATGATCCTGTAACTCACTATCCCACAGGGCTGGTTGAATAGCAGTCTGTAATGGGGATTCAGAATATGGAGTCTCCATATCCTGCTGAGTACTTGAATAAAATATAGTTGGAAAGTTGAGTGGAATATCTCCATCCCTTCCGGCGTAAATTGGGTAACTATCAACTGTATTATCTGCCCATGAAATATAAGACATGGCCACAGCTCTAGGATGTGATGGTACTCGGCCAGGACCAAGAACCAATTCTCCCATCATCCCACCGTATCGGATAGAGTCAAGTATTAGGGAAGAACATAGGCTACGTAGATCTGAGGATCTGGTAAAGCGAGAGTAATCGTAAGATTGGGTATTCCATCTGAGAAGAAGTGCCTGTGCTAATTCAGTACCTTTCTCATCAATAAGCCCTGTCTCATCGTAAGCTACCGCTGTATACCCTTTGGTTATGATTGTTGATATCTTAGTTGCTACTGCATGGGACAGGTCAGGTGAAACTCGTACAAGGTTTGCTACAACGGCATTTATATTTGCAGCACCCCTAGCGTAAATAGATCTATCAAGTGATGTAGTATTTGTAGCTACATTACTGATTTTACTACCTTTACTTGTCCCTAAGTATTTAGGGACAGCGGCTGGTTTCGATGGGAGTTTGGTTGGCTCTTTTACTTCAGGAAGTATCGCCGCCTGGAGGCGGCTGAAGATGCCCATTGTTATTTAAAGAGTTTAAATGAATTCATGAGCTGAGAATATAGAGATTATTTAGTTTTGTCAAGTAACTATTTTATAATCCTTTTCTTCTCATAATATGCATCATATTGGATACTCCTCCACCATACCTACTTTTTGATAGTAGTTTGCTTGCTAGTAAACAATAACAGCTGCTGTGATGTACGTGGTCATTGATTTTTCCTGTCCTGTTAGGTTTTCTCCACCTGTATGTTATTTCTTCATTATCATCAATCCTTCCTGCAGAATAATCTCGCTGCCTGCTCATTACTGATAGTTGATTAAGTATTGTGGCGTCCATAGGAGAGGATTTGTAGCTTATAAGCCCATTCATAAGTTGATCAGCGAAGAAATCGAAAGTAACTGTCTGGTTGCAATTTATTACCTGGATATTACCAATAGCTTCATCTTCTTTTATTGTTAGAGTAAACAACTCTAATTTTTTAGCTGCGGCAACACTATTATTATAAATACAGGCCCATGTATTGGGGATGGTGTTTACAAAGTGAGCGGTTACTTCAGTATATGGCATTAGATCTATAACATTGGCAGTTATCCTGAACTCATGCTGCATCTCTGCTACCCTGGCCCGCAATTCTTTCAATGGAATAAACTCTATATGATGAATATATAACTGCCCTTCCGTAAGGGATCCTACACAAGCACATGACATTTTTCCTATATCAAGTCCCATAACATTTAAGGAGCCAGGATCGTGATTCTCAAGCCTTACCTGTGTTATATCAAGAGCATTCTCTGCGCTGCTTATAGGTATTGCCAGCATCTGGCAGTTAAATTCATTCCTATCTTCCATTCTCACCATATCTGTCAGCAGGTCTTGGATAGTAACAGTGTTAGGTAAATCAAATGGGCCTATCTTCATACCCCTTTTTGGGAGATTTGGTGTGGTAGCCGTATTAACCCAGTTGGTGTGGGGATGCCCATATGGTATAGGTCTGTGGCATCTAGGACATTCTAACCATGAGTCAGATAAATCAAGGTCTAATGAGCTAACTTTCTGAAGTGACAGGCTATTTATAGGATCAGAAAATCCTTTTAATCGGACATCGTCGTAGAAACTGGGGAAGAAAGTATGATTACACCTGTTACATTTTAGTTCAGCTTCCCAGATACGTCCACATAACTTTATCTCAGAGTCTATATCAGAATCTGAGTATCTTGGAGAACTAAAATAGATGGTTGATTTATGTTCTTGGGCCCTCTGCCTTGCCGACATGCTGGAAAGTGTCTTCATGTTGATATATTGAAGCTCATCAGCGACAATGCAGCGCAAAGGTCTTGATATTGTTGTAGATTTTGACGTACCAGATCCAGATAATCCGTATAATACAGATCCGTTAACGAAGGCTTTAACGGAACTTGAGTCTATCTTTTTGTTTATAAGGGCTTTTAAGGTTGGAGACTCTGATATTATTCCTGATATTCTTAATTTTATTACTTCGGAGGTTTGAATAAGTGATGGTAGCAATAATGCAGTAGTAAATCCAGGAATATTGGCGCAATAAGCAAGTAGAATTCTATAAATTACTTCAGATGCTCCAGCTTGCGCTACTTTATAACAGACGAATTGAACATCAGGATCCACTAACTCCTGCATTAAGAGCTTTTGATAGTTGTGGTGTTTGGTTGTGAAGGGCCTGCCGTGGAGAAAAGTTTTCTGCGTTACAAAATCTTTGATAACATCCTGCTGTGGTTGGATAGCAGTGGTTATTCTGGTTAGTGATTGTTTTAGCAGCTGGTTATCTAACACTGGACTTCAAGTAGATCTAATGTTTTTCCCGCAAATTCGTGAGTACAGTCTCCTAGAAATTGCACTTTTCCATTATTAACAAAAGAATGGCACACGACACCATCTCCTCCTTTAGTCCTTATGCTTGGCTTTAGGGTAGGGTTTTCTGTGTCTCCGTTCCACGACCAGCATGGTGTCCCTTTTCTTGTTGCATTTCCATGGATTACAGGTAGAATTCTATGGCTCAATGGCCCTGGCATACAAAGCCAAACATGAGTTGCATCTTTTGGTTCACAATCCATTTGTCCTGTAGCTGTTTGCTTCATTGGTTTTGCTTTCATTATCATCCAAGGAGTTCCTGTAACTTATTTGTAAAAATATGATAATCTTCAGGAGCGAAGATTTCTCTGGCTGCTTCGATAAGGGCTTGCTCTGTTTTTAGGATCATATCCATGTTAGCTACTTTCTCCTGCTCCTTAGTGAGCTCCTTTATAATTCCTGTAAGAGCTGACATAGCTGAGGCCCGGGAAGAAAATGATTCTTCACTGTCTTTCCCGGCCTCTTCTGCCAGGCTTCGTAGCCTTTCAAAGTGGTTTGCTATTTCGTCTGATAAGTTTATCTGCATTAGTGGATGTAACTTCTACTTGCTGTCAGAGGGATGTTTGCTAGATCGATCAATACCTTTAGTACCTCAGATGTTACTTGGCCACCTCCTCTTGCTAAGGAGTCTTGTAATTGGTTGGTTACCATATGCAGATCGCCTAACATTTCGTTCATGTTGTGGTATTGCTGCTTTTCTTTTGTAAGGTCTTTAAACTGGTTGGCGGTTAGGTTTGAGTAGATTTTCATTTTTTGTGCTGAGCGATAGAGAGTTTTCTGTATTCTTTACCGAGTTTTTCCATAGTTAGTGTAGCTTTTCTTACTCTACCTTCGGCAGCTTTGGTTGTTTTGTCGATGTCTCTGTTGATTTCATTAATAGTATCCTGAATCTTCTTAATAAGGTCTTGCATGTTGATGCTCCTTTAGGCGCAGTCTGAAGAATTCAGCTGCTGTTATGTTTTCTTTACTGAGGATGTTATTTAGTTTTTCTAAATCAGCATCTGTCAGTCTTATTTGAACGGCATTACGTTTATTTTCTGAGGTTCTTTTTGATAGTTTCATGGGTCTATAGTATTTTGTTTTGTTGAAGGTGTCAACTGTTTACTTTAATACCGCTGCTGTAATCCAGGATATTATAGATATTACTGAAGCTGGGATTAGTACGAAGTATTTTAGTTCTTTAATCACATTTTCGTAAAGGTATAATGTATAGCAGAAACTTGTTGCAGTTATAAGTGATGGGATCATCCACCATGAGATGTGAAATGTCATGTGTAACTCCTTAATTGTTTATTTTTGAATGTATATTATTAGGAATGTGTTGTCAACCAAATTATAAGAGAAAATTTTTGGGTATTTATAAGTATTTTGGCATTTATAAATAAATATTTACATGTGTTTGCTAGTTTTTGTAAAAGATTCGCATAGTTAGCTAATACGGCCTAACACTCCAATGGAGCCAGGACGGTATACGTCATGCCTAATAATTATTATCATGTAGTAACTATTATTACATGCACCAGGCTATCAACACTAATTTTAACAAAAAAACAATTTTTCTTTAAATTAAATAATAACTATTACTACTTGCATTATATTATCAACAAGGCGAATTGGAGCAATCAGAACTACCCAATACCTTTATACGTGACAAGGCGAAAACGTCATACAGGGCAATATAGAGCGTTTTAAGGCATACCACAATGTAGTACCATCAAAATAAAGTGTAATGATATCAACCACTTGAAAATCTACAATGTGGTACTTTTGGCTATTATAGCAAACATATGCACGTTATAACCTATACCACATTGTAGGTAGGGTAATAAAAATGCTTTATACATGAAAAAAACTATTGACAGGTGTAAAGGGATTTTGTATAAGACGTCATGATCTTTTTTTATAGAAGTTAAATTTTACAGAGGTTGAGATTATGACAAGTTTATTAATACTTGGTGAAGTAGTAATTCAAGAAATTAAAGGCATAGAAATTGAAATAATGGCTGGCAGGGCTTTTGAGAAGCTCTACCAAAGCTATTTGGATGACCATGATGGGGGGAGTCAGTATCACTTCCCCCGCCCCGCTTGGTACTACGGCAAGAGTAGTAAGCAGTATATAGGGGTGTGGTGGTGATATTTATAGTTGTTTAATTTTTTACAGGGGTAGAAAAATGACGAGCATACTCATATTGACCATTACAGCGACAATAGAGATCATACTTAGCAGAGGGCTTTAAGATGATAGTTAATTGTGACCAATGCCTTTACTCCAACGATATTGGAGACGGCCTCACCTGTTTTCATACAGACCGACCACACCTAAAAGGAAATTCCTCTCTTTGTTCTACCTATGCTTTAAAGAAAGGTTGTAGGTTTTTTGATGGTGGACATACCATTGAAGAGCTTGAACAAATAATCTCAAACGAGGCGATAGAATGAAAGATTTTATATTGGGCTTTTTAACAGTCGTTGCTTTTTTGGTGACTGTTTATATCGTGCTTTTGTAATCGGCCTACTGGCAAGCAATAACAGCTTGCTAGTGTGCTGCTTATAACAGCCTGCCAGGGTTCGCCCTTGGTAGTGTAGTCTGTTCTTTGAAAACAAAATAGTAGGTTTTTAGAAAGTAGTTAATTGAATTTTCTATTTACCTGATTAAAAATAGCTCAAATCTTAATAGCTCTATATGTAATAGGGGTTTTCTGGTTAGTTGTACGGGTACCATAAGCATAGACGAATAAGGTCGTTTCATTAAATTGAGCAATCCAGCCCGATAGGCAACAAGGAAAAAAGTATTT